TATCTGGTGCTTGTTGAGCTGCGGGAGGTAAAGCAAATCATCCAGGCGTTCGCGTCCGGCAAGGGCGCGATAACCCGGTGTCAGCCAGCGGTGGTCGGTGCGGTCCAGACGTTCGAATATTTTGCGCAGGGTCCCGCGCGCGTAGCGTTCAGCCTGCTGGTTCTTTTTACCTTTCTGGCGGTCAGATTCCTGTTTTTTGCGCAGGAAGGAGAGGTGGCGAATAAGCGGATCGCGCAGATAGGACGGCAGCAGGCGCAGCGAGGCCATGGCTTCATCCACCGCGCCGCGTGCCTGCTTTCTGGCGTCTCCTGCCAGTGTGATGGTTTTGTCCTGTTTTTCCTGTGCGTCCAGGCTTTTATTAATCAGGTTGCCCAGCGGCGTGGCGGAGAACGCCGCATCAGCCATTTCCTGGCGGCGCTCGTTCTCTGCCCGGTAGGCATCCAGCCAGGAGGAAAGCGCGGATTCAGGAGCGGGGATCCCCGTTCCTTCACGCCCCACTGCGTGGCGCGGTTGTTGCCAGTCCCTGATGTACTCTGCCGTCATAGTGATTTACTTCGTCATGCCATTCAGGGTGTCGCGGCAGACTGTAGCCAGCCGCTGAATTTCCAGCACGGTGTCTTCTGTGTCGGCATGGCGATGTGTGATGCGGATGCTGTCGGCAATCACATCGACGATTGCAGAGGATGGGCGCTGGTAAATGCCAATAACGGACGGGGTGCCACCTTCAATGCGGTAAAGCCTGTAATTTCCCTCGTGGCTGTCAATCATGTAGCGACCATCAATAACAATCTTTCCGTCAGCGAGCTGCGGTACAGGCAGGGATTTCAGGTACATGTCATAACGATCACGCACGCGAGCGGCAAGATCACGCTCTGTGTTGAGCAGGTATTCAAGAAAGTCGTTGGCGAGAATCATTGCGGCAATCCTCTTGTTACAGATGTGCGAAGGCCTCCCGCCGCAAGGTGCAGGAAAGGCCCGGAACAGGAATTAATGGAGTTTGTTTTGCTGCTGGATGAGCTGTTGAAGCTCGTGCAGATCATCCGCCAGATAGCTGAAAACAGAGGCGGAATAAATGTTTGATAGTGCGTGGCTGCGCTCATGCAGCATATTGATGTGCATGATTTGCGCGACGCGTGATGCGCGGGAAAGTCTGCGGTTGATTTCAGTCTGGATGTGACGACGCGCAGCGTATGCGCGCTGTTGTTTGCGGTTTGCCATGGTGTGGCCTCTTTGCTCGGTGATAGAAATAGCTCACCATCCAGAGTTGAGAATCTCGGGGTGGCGAGACGTACAGGGTTCTCAACACCGGAGAGCAAAGAATCCGGCCCGACCGAAGTCGGCCCCGTACGCCCCGCCATAATTCTGACGCGAAAAAGACGTGGCAATACAGTACGCACAAAAAAACCGCTGGCGCGGTTATGCGCTTTGCTCTGTATCGGGTTGAGAATCCCGGCACCCGTTTTATGAGGTGCAGCGGAAATGTAACCTGACCGATTGCGGCATGGCAAGCGGTTTTTTTGTGTGTGCATGTTCTGGTTTCTTACTGGTTCAGAAAAAAATCAAAAACCTTGTCAATGCGTTGCAGCAGCTCTTGCTGCATTGCTTCCGGCGTTTCCGGTTCGCCAGGTGCCCCCAGCGTTGCGCAGAAATCAGCGATTTCATGATGGAGCGTCAGGCGAATGGCAGGAGCCGTGGTTTTGGCGTGCTCCAGCTCATCCAGCAGTGCCAGCACAGCAGACGGCGAGAGCATTGCGCGAAACGCCAGTAATTTTTGATGCGTTGCCATTCGTTGAAGGTCAGTTGCCAGTTCGCGTAATTCCTGGTGGTTGATGGCGCTCATGCTCTGGCTTCCTTCAGTAGCTGGTTAAACATGTTGGTAAGTGGATTGCCGCACCCGAACGGCATCGGGTTTATCTGGTAAGAAAAGCGACCGCCTGTTTTGCGCTCTTTTCTTATGACTGAACCGCTGCGCCAGAGTCGGCGTAACTCCGCATTAATGGCTGTGGTTGGGGTATTCAGTGCTGCGGCGATTTCTCCACCGCTACACCCCGGATTGGCAGCGATATAATCCAGAATGGTCATCTGCGTGACTCCTGTACCTGTCGGATAAGGTTCACCTGCACCACATTCGTGGCGCAGAAGTAAGTGCCGTCAGTGAGATAGATGTGATGTGCATCCTTTTCTGAACGGTGTTTGTCGATTGTGGTAATCAGGCGTTCGTCGACTTCGTATTCACGTCCTCTGGAGGTAAAACGAACGACAGGAAAATGCTTAATTGCCATTACGCCTCCTTGGCGTATGCGAATACCTCCGCGAATGCGGATTGTTTTTACATTTTCTTATTTAACCTGTGGTTTTATTTGCTCTGTTATTCGCCAGTGAAAAAGCGTTCAATCTTTTTTACTGAATGAATAATTCGCATAATCCCAATGGCGCAGGCCACAGAAATAATCAGAACAAGCCATGAGATAAATATACTCATGCGATATTCCCCAGCTTATACGGTTCAATATGTTCCCCGCATTCTGCGGCACAGATTAGCTCGGAAAGTTCGTTAAGTGCATCCAGATCATCAGCGTAAAAAGCCACGTCATACAGACTTCGGATTGCTCTGGTCAATGAGTCACGGGCCGCACGTTCAGCATGAGCGCCTGATGCACTTAAGCGAAAATAAAAACGCTCAAGTGCTTTGTTAATGAGAGTTTTATATTCTTTGCCCATCACAACGCCCTTTAATCTGCTTTCTGTATTTCAGCTTCTGAATCCATACAAATAATTTCGATATAGGGTTCATCGCCATTAACCTGGCGTGCCTTTTCAGCTTCGCTAATGATTTCTCGTACGGTCTGGTACGGAAGTTCCACAAGCAGTCGCGTGCCGTTCAGATAAACGTAAGTGGCTTCGTCGGCTCCGTTTTTACCCGCCGGAGTCACTCCGTCAATAGCGGATGCACGTAATAACAGTTCACCGCGAAAATCAATAAAACGGATAAATACACCTTGTGCATGGTCTTTGGTCATAAAGCACCTGTTATAAATCAGCCTGTTTAATAAAACTTTGCCCGCGAAGCAGACGATCAACCGTGCGAAGTGCTTCGTATAATGTGAAATCCTGCCCGAACTGATTGTCGCCACTGCTTAGAGCAAAAATGCGGTTTCCGGTAAACGGATTGCGTGGGCATTTGTGGATCACGATTCCAGCTTTCTCAATCAGCCAGGCGTGCTCGCCGATTTGTTTTACTGGGTAGCCATCCGGCGTTGCGTGTGTATCACTCAGGCTGTAGCGGATGTTGCTGCGTGATGCACTGGTAGTGAAACGGTTAGCGTGGCGTTCTGTTCCGGTACAAAAATTACGGCGTTGCTTCAGCATAAAATGACACCTCGTTATTTTGTCATCTGCACGTATTTCTCTGCGTTTCTGATGGTTTTCAGGAAAATTGCGAAGAGATTTACTTTGCGTTTTGTGTTTCTTCCTTCTTGAGTAACGGGAATTACCGATCTATCAGCCTGCCTTCTTACAGCGAGAATGCTTTGATTTGTGCGTTTCGCATAATCCTCTAGGCTTTCTTCAAGTACCGGTAGCCCATGTTCATTACGGTATGGGTAGAACGCCGCCAAACGCTCAAAATCCGCTTGTTCGTATGTGTTAAGGACTTTTGCCATGGTGTGATAACCTATTCAATCTGGTGCTATTTGTGGCTCTTTGTAGCGTCAAGTGGTACTCAACTGATAACCAATATAGTATTCAGGTGCACACCATGTCAATAGAGATATCAAAGAAGCTAAAAGCAATTCGAGAATCTGAGGGGCTTAGTCAGGCAAAGTTCGCGGATTCAATAGGTATTGCGGTTGGTACGGTTAAGCAATACGAGACTGGTATTCGAGGTGTGGGAACGGAGGTTTTACTGAAAATCACAATGCACCCGGAATTTAAAAAATACACTACGTGGTTGATGAGTAACGAAACAAATGAGGCTGCTGGGCAGATCAGTCCTTCTCTCTCCCCTGATGGGCCAGAAAACACATCGTCTTCTCAAAAATCCCGCAAGACTGGCACACAGCCCGGCTAATCATGGAACGCTGGGGGCATGGTGGTCTTGTAACGCTGGGGCTTCACGAATGAGCATAAAATCAATTCCGGGAGGGTATCTTCTTGACATGCGTCCTGAGGGGCGTAAAGGCAAACGCATTCGCAAAAAATTTAAAACGAAATCGGATGCAGTTTTATATGAGCGGTGGGTGCTGGCGCAACAGCATAACAATGAGTGGAAAGGAAACTCCATTGATCGCCGTCCGCTGTCAGTGCTTATTGACTTGTGGTGGAAATACCACGGCCAGCTAATGAAGTCAGGGCATAACACGCGCCTTAAATTGCTGCGCTTGAGTGAGGCAATGGATGACCCGTGCGTGCATAAACTTAATACAACGATGCTCACCGAGCTACGTGTGTCCAGGATAGAGCAGGGGATACAGCCCAGCACCATAAATCGAGAGATTGGGGCGTTAAGCGCGATGTTTACCGCACTCATCTCATCCGGCCATTTTCTTAACGATAACCCCGTTCAAGGCCTTAAAGGAATGAAGGTTAACGAGCGTGAAATGGGATATCTGAGTAAGTCTGAATGTGTTCAGTTGCTGGATGCACTGGCTGAAAATCCCGATGAACGGCTGGCCGTCGAAATCCTTCTGTCGACCGGGGCGCGATGGGGCGAGGTAGCGGCACTGGAGCAGCGCCGTGTTCTTCATTGTCGAATCACTTTTTCAAAAACGAAGAACAGCAAAAACCGTACCGTTCCTATTTCTGAAAGCCTGTTTGAAAAGATCAAAAAACGGGGCGGGAAACTGGTGTTTCCGACGCTGGATTATTCATTGGTTCGCGATGTCATCAAAACGGTCGCACCTGATGTTCCTGACGGCCAGGCTGTTCATGCGCTGCGCCACACCTTCGCCAGTCATTTCATGATGAACGGCGGCAATATTCTGACGCTCCAGAAAATTCTGGGGCACGCAAAGATTCAGACAACGATGATTTATGCCCATCTTGCGCCGGATTACTTGCAGGATGCGGTGAGGTTTAATCCCTTGGGAGGAATGTAACTATGGAAATAAAAAAACCTACAAAAAAAGAGTTATATGACTATTTACTATCGAAATATATAGAAGATAAATGCAAAGAAGAAGCTGATGAAATCAATAAGAAGTCGATGAGTCGTGTCAAAAAACATAAAGAGCGGCTGATGGAGATTACGCCAGAAATCTTCTTCCGTTTCTTGTCTGAGAAGGGGGTCTCCAGTGTCTGCCCTTCATGTGGATCGTCGCGATTATCTGTTCCTGAAAGTATGGATCTTTGCTGGGATAAAAATAAGAAACCAGAAAATTTTAACAATCTACCCCTGGAGGAGCAGAGTGAGTTAATTAAAGAGAACATAAAGCATTATGTATCTTATACTTTTTTGGGTGATGTTAAGAGCATACCTGATATGCGCAAAACTTATTACACGCTGCATTGCCTGAATTGTGGTTACCTGAGCCTTTATCGTACGTCTGCGGTGCTGAAGTGGTTGGAGAAAGACAAAGCGCAGGATGGTGATAATGGGTAATGTAGCAAGAAATCTTTTCGGTAATTCAGCAGGTAGTGTGTCGCATTCTGAGCGTGATGTGCTTTATCATGGTGGCGATGGCGGCAGTAGTGGAGGCGGAATGTCAGATAAACTTGAAAGGCGAATTGAGCGGCTCGAAGGTGATTTATCGCTAACAAGAAACGACCTTGCGACGCTTGCTGAACGCACTACAAACCTCTCAACTAAAGCCGATGTTGGTGAGGTGAAAGGTGAACTCAAAGCAGACATAGCACATCTGAAAGGTGAGCTTAAATGCGATATTGCGAATCTGAAAGGTGAGCTTAAATCTGATACAGCTAACCTGAAAGAGCAGCTCAAATCAGACATTAACAGCCTGAAGGGGGAGATTGCCGAAGCGATGGATAAACGCTTTGACAAGATTATGGATGAGATGAATCGGCGGTTTGACAAAGTTGATGATAATACGAAGTGGCGGTTGAGTGGCATCATTATACCTGTGTGTATAGCCATCTTTACTTCGCTTTTTACAGCGGCGGCTACGTATTTCATTGCAAAATTTGTTGGCTGATGATCCACAAAGTGACCACATCACTGTTACTTGTTGTGGTTGACTGTGTTTTTGTGTGTCTGTAAGTTATTGATAATTATTTAACTTGTTGATTTTTGAATGTGATTATGGCCGCTCTGCGGCCTTTTTTCTTTTCACTGTCGAAGAGTCACCGTAAAATCAACGCCATGACACTTCAGCAGAACGGATACC